TTACTTCTTCGCCTCTGCAACCACTTTGCTACCCACGCCGCGGTTATTGTATTCCCACATGCGGTTGTAGTTAGTGTCATTCAGATTACGCTGTACTTCGTCGTTATCATCAACGCTGCCGGTGTTACCCGCAAACGGACGATTGGAAATCACCGCATCGGCCCACGGTTTCGCCGTGTTAAAACCTTCGTTGATGGCACTATCACGGATCACCACCTGACCGTTGGTATTAGCATCAACATCCAGCGAGCGGCCCAGTTGCGCCACGCCATCACCGGAAGCATTGAAACGGCTGTTTACGGCGAGGAAACCGTAATAGATGTTAGACAGCGTAGCCGGTGCAAACACATACGCTTCTTGCTGAGTACGTGAGTTCACCACGCGGAATTCGGTATTATCGAACACCACTGCGCCGCGACCAGAAACGATATCCACATCCCCTTCAATGTAACTGTTGGTCACCAGAGTACGCGGCTGACGGTTGGTTTCCAGACGGTTTTGCACACCACTGTTGGTGACAAAGAAGGTATTCTGACGACCGAGAATGTTGACGTTATTGATCTGCACTTTGTCGCCATCAGTACGCAGTGCCACCGCCGGATGGTTACCCGCATCTACGCTATCGCCCAGCGTGTTTTCGATGGTCAGGTTTTGCAGTTGCAGGCCATTGTTTTGTGACCAGAAGACCGCAGAGCAGAGAACGCCGATACTGTCGCTGCGTTTGCTCTGGCAGCTATCGTACATATACCACGCTGGTTTACCTGGCATATATTTGCCGCGCGGGTTGACGTCGTGACGCCAGTCGGCAGGGCTCATGCCCCCATCAAGGGAAAGCCCAATCTTCACATCAATCGGTTTTTCACCTGTACCGTACAGAGTAATTCCACCCGGAGCGGCAGGGACATACACCGTTCCCTGATACTCACCAGGCATCACGGCAATATACTGGCGCTTGTTGGTGCGCTTGATAATTGCCGCATCTACCGCCGCCTGAATCGTGGTATGCGTTACACCTTGAGTACCCGCCGGGCCGACAACAAAGTCAGGTTGCGCAGGCAGGGTAATCGGGGAAGGATTCCACGCTGCCGCACCTGGTGTCAGGGATGCAAAATAGTGTTGAGCATCGAAATTCTGCGCTTCTTTTGCCGACAGAATCGGGCGAGAAGAGGTACCAGGCGCGGTTTGATCAGAAGGACGTTGATCGGGCGGTGTTGAGCTACAGGCGGTCAGCGTCACGCCAAAAGCCAATGCCAGCGCCAGACGGGAAACTGAAAATGTGTTCACAGGTTGCTCCGGGCTATGAAATAGAAAAATGAATCCGTTGAAGCCTGCTTTTTTATACTAAGTTGGCCTTATAAAAAAGCATTGCTTATCAATTTGTTGCAACGAACAGGTCACTATCAGTCAAAATAAAATCATTATTTGATTTCAATTTTGTCCCACTCCCTGCCTCTGTCATCACGATACTGTGATGCCATGGTGTCCGACTTATGCCCGAGAAGATGTTGAGCAAACTTATCGCTTATCTGCTTCTCATAGAGTCTTGCAGACAAACTGCGCAACTCGTGAAAGGTAGGCGGATCCCCTTCGAAGGAAAGACCTGATGCTTTTCGTGCGCGCATAAAATACCTTGATACTGTGCCGGATGAAAGCGGTTCACGACGAGTAGATGCAATTATGGTTTCTCCGCCAAGAATCTCTTTGCATTTATCAAGTGTTTCCTTCATTGATATCCCGAGAGCATCAACATGCAATGTTGTAGGGATGGCAATTTTTACGCCTGTTTTGCTTTGCTCGACATAAAGATATCCATCTACGATATCAGACCACTTCATTTCGCATAAATCACCAACTCGCTGCCCGGTAACAACAGCCAGTTCCATTGCAAGTCTGAGCCAACATGGTGATGATTCTGCTGCTTGATAAATTTTCAGGTATTCGTCAGCCGTAAGTCTTGATCTCCTTACCTCTGATTTTGCAGCGCGAGTGGCAGCGACCGGGTTTATTGTTATATGGCCTTCAGCTATTGCCTCTCGGAATGCATCGCTCAGTGTTGATCTGATTAACTTGGCTGACGCCGCCTTGCCCTCGTCTATGTATCCATTGAGCATTGCCGCAATTTCTTTTGTGGTGATGTCTTCAAGTGGAGCATCAGGCAGCCCCCTCCTTATTGCTTTAATTTTGCTCATGTAATTTATGAGTGTCTTCTGCTTGATTCCTCTGCTGGCGAGGATTTTTTCGTAGCGATCAAGCCATGAATGTAACGTAACAGAATTATCACTGTTGATTCTCGCTGTCAGAGGCTTGTGTTTGTGTCCTGAAAATAACTCAATGTTGGCCTGTATTGCTTCAGTGATTGCTATCCTCCTGTCTCGGCCTAATCCAAACTCTTTACCCGTCCTTGGGTCCCTGTAGCAGTAATATCCATTGTTTCTTATATAAAGATTAGGGGGTAAATCCCGGCGCTCATGACTTCGCCTTCTTCCCATTTTTGATCCTCTTCAAAAGGCTACCTGTTACTGGTCGATTTAAGTCAACCTTTACCGCTGATTCGTGGAACAAATACTCTCTTCCGTCCTTAACCGGTGGTGGGAATATCCTGCACTCGCGTACCCATCGACGAACTGTTTCAAGGCTTCTTGGGCGTCGCTGGCGTGCGTTCCACTCCTGAAGTGTCAAGTACATCGCAAAGTCTCCGCAATTACACGCAAGAAAAAACCGCCATCAGGCGGCTTGGTGTTCTTTCAGTTCTTCAATTCGAATATTGGTTACGTCTGCATGTGCTATCTGCGCCCATATCATCCAGTGGTCATAGCAGTCATTGATGTTCTCTGCTTCGATAACTCTGTTGAATGGTTCTCCATTCCATTCACCTGTGACTCGGAAGTGCATTTATCATCTCCATAAAACAAAACTCGCCGTAGCGAGTTCAGATATAATTTCCACCAAAGGCAGTAGTTGCTTGATGCTAAGAATTATTCAATATCTATTCCTGTAATATCTTTTATCTTTTTCCTTGCAATGAAGTGGTCAACAAAAACTGGCCACCGAGTTAGAGTTTTTCCAGTTGTCGCGTATATCAGATGCAAGCTACTGTTCGGATTTTGAGTTACATTTCTGTGCAAACATCTCCACCCCCTGCGCCCGTACTTCAGCCAGGCATTTGCGGAACTCGGAAACGTACTGCTCAACGCTCATTCCCCAGCTAAGTGGGCATTCGTTGAATGTTTCGCCTTCGTGTTCTTCATCAGGTAGCTCTTTGGCAAAGAACTCACGCTCAATGGCGTGGAGTGTGTCAGCAAAACGGCGTAAATTACTCAAACCTACCGCAATGGAGAATTCAGGAGCATCACATCCGACGCCCATCTGCTGATATACGGTGGTTTTGAAGGCCTTAAGCCCAGCATTTTCAGCCGCCAGAGCCTCGCATTTAGCTTCAAGTTCACCGAATTTACGGACAAGATATTCAGCGTTTGTTTCGTTAACCTTTAAATCACGTGGTATGCATTTACCTTTCAGAAAACCATCCATCTCAATTAGTGTCATTTGCTTAATTTCTTCCCACTCCGCCACATCGCATTCAGGTATTTGTTTTGATTCACTGATGGAAAAGAATTTCTCTTAAGCAATTCCTCTCTCGATGGTATTGGCTTTACGCGTTGGCGAATAATCATTTCTGCCGGAAGAATGCCGGGATTGTATGCAAGCCCTCTCATGATTTACTCTCCACGAACTGGTCAATAGCCATGCTAAGTGACACACCCAAAGTCTCGATATTCTGCTGAATATCCTGTAGCGTCTGCGCCTGAGATAACAGAATTTCACGGTTGCATAACTCTTTAACCAGATGCTCAAACTTGCTGTAATAACCGATACGGCTTAGTGTTTCTTTCCCTGCATTCTCGCCTTCTTTGATAATTCCTCTTTCACTAAGAATCAGGTCGTGTTTGGTTCCGGTAATAACGTATTTGCCTAGGTCGATGTTTAGCTTCATTGTTTTCATTGTTAATTCCTCAGTCATTACTGATAGCGCCATAGCGTGAGCGGTAATTACGCAGGCGCGGGTCAATTTCAGGGAAGTGGGTATATGTGGCTTTGCGGAATGGTCGGATTGATGTCTGGTAAATTCGCTCGCGCTCTTCTTTCTCTGCAAGCCATATGCAGTGGCGAAATTCCTTTTCCTCTTTTGTTTCCTGCGGTAGCGACATTATCCGGTCGTAGTTTTTTCTGAATTTATCCAGCACCTCCGATACGGAATTGCCGGAACAGCGGCGCACGTCGTCCGCACCATACAGAGGCGCTGGCATGATTTTCTCCTGATTAAATTGCGTGAATAGCGTGACGAGGGAAGGGGAGAGTTACTGGCGCAAATGGTATATCGTCGTCAAACTCCATAGGTGGTTCGCTGTGATTTCCCTGCTGCTGAGGTTGCTGTCTTTGTTGCTGACCGTTATTTCGCTGAGGTGAAGACTGTTCATTGCCTCCTTGCTTGCCACCAAGCATTTGCATGGTTCCACCAACGCCCACGATGATTTCGGTTGTGAACCGCTCCTGTCCGCTTTGATCCTGCCATTTTCTTGTCCGCAATTTGCCTTCAAGATAAACCTCTGAGCCTTTTCGCAGATACTCGCTGGCAATTTCTGCCAGTTTCCCGCTCATTACCACACGGTGCCACTCCGTCTGCTCCTTTTGCTCTCCAGTTTGCTTATCACGCCATTGTTCTGACGTAGCAACTGTAAGGTTTGCAAATGCCGTTCCTGATGGTGAATATCTGATTTCTGGATCGTGACCAAGGCGACCAATAATGATCACCTTATTTACGCCTCTGCTTGCCATTTATGCCGCCTGTTTTAGTTCGTTAACTCTGATGTTCATTACCTGAACGCATTTAGCCTGCGCATCCTCATTGCCAGCCATTAATTGCCAGTCATGCTGATAACGCTCGATGAGTTTTTTCTTGTCAGTTTCTGTTGATGCATAATCGCTGAAGTCTTTCAGGATTTGTTCGCAGTCAACCGATGGAGATTTCTGGTTGGTATTTTCTGGTGATGGTTTGTTATCTGATGCTGGGATTGCCCATACCGGCAGCGATGGAGGGAGCCAGTAAAATCCTGTTCCATCCTTCAGTTTTGCCCTGTGCCACCCCTGCTTTTTATCGAGAGATGTTTGTGCGAAACCTTCCTCAAGGTTATACAGATACCGACCGATTCCCCACTGAACGGCAGCGCGCTTCATTGCGCCAGAACGACCGCCTTTGACGGCTTCTACTTGCGTGTTTTCAGCAGCATCCCATTTGGTTACCCATTCGGAATCAATCTTGATTGATATGCCGCATTCAACTCCGCCGTTGTTGGGAATATCGCGGTATTCATTGCGCCATCCTGCTTTGCCGCAAACATCGTCCAGGCGTTTCATGATTGCCCTGTTCGTGACATAAGCCAGCACCATAGCCCACACTTTTCCATCGCGTGTTTTACCGCTTTGCTGTATTCGCCATTCGATATCTTCAGGGCTGAACGGTTCATCGAATTTATTCAAATCCATAATTCACCTCAGAATGGACACGGCCCAAGGAAATAACGTTGATTTAATACTTCTACTCGGGACAAATTAAGGCATACCCGCATTCCTTCGCGGTCACCATTATGGCGATACCAGAGAGCTTTCTGCGTGTACATGCGTCTCTGTAACTTGCTCTCCTTCACTGTGGTTGCAAGTGACATGAATATCTCCTTCGTTACCGATTAAATCTTTCATCTGACGAATGAATTCTTCGTCTGACCAGTTATCTGTAAAACTCATTTCCTGCGATACCACGGAAGGTTGATAGCTGATTTCATCGCTTTATTTGCTTCAAGCCACATTTTTGAATCACCAATAAATCTGGCTATTACTGCTTTGTTCTGTGTAGCACGAAGCATCTGGTGATTAATGGCTATTTCATTGCGCATAACGCCTCCAGTTGTTTCTTTGCTGCTCTGATTAATTGTTTAACTCGGCGTGATAATTCAGATTCGTGCGGGTAGAAAGCGGACATGACGCCGCTACCCGCGAGCTGAAAGTGCATCATGGGTAACTCCTTATATTTGATTGCATAACGAAAATGCCTCTCGTGAAGCATTATTGGTATGCGGTAAAGCCGCGCTCAGGCGGCTACTCTATTTCTTCTTCGAATGATTTTATTAGTCGGTCAATAACATCATCCGTTTCAATATCATTTCCGTCTGATTGCTTTAATACATCTATTGATTCTGCAGCGGTAAATTCCATCGCTGTGAGAAACTCGACAATTGCACACTCAACGACATATCGTTCTTCATCTGTACGACATGAGATAAAAGAGCATTTAATTGCTGTTATTACTTTTTGTTTAAGTTCTGCAGGATAATCAGTTTTTATCATCGTTTACTCCGTTAAAAAAACTGCCCTCACATTGGAGGGCAAAGAAGATTTCCAATAATCAGAACAAGTCGGCTCCTGTTTAGTTACGAGCGACATTGCTCCGTGTATTCACTCGTTGGAATGAATACACAGTGCTGTATTTATTCTGTTATTTATGCCAAAAGTAAAGGCCGAATATTCGGCTTCATTCCTCAAACTTAATCTCTGCTATTTCCCGGTCACCATCGCAAAACAGGTAAGATTCATGGAACTGGTTTATAAATGAAATTATTCTTTCAATTTTAATTAGCGAATATTTCTGCTCTAATGGGTTATGCGGCTTAAACGAAGCACAGTCCAGAATCGCAGAATTGTATAAGATCCATTTGTGCATTTTTACCACCACTAGGTGTTAGTGGTGCCTCAGATAGTGGAACGCCATATTTAGTAAGCCACAAATGAGGCCACTTCATTTGTATCTCTTTTTCATGCTGACATGCTCTTTCAAAATCAGATGGGACGTTATTTTTCATATAAAGCCACAGATCATCATCTCTGTTAGGGCACATCCAGCAAAGCGAGGCAGGTGGTGTAGGAAGACCATAATCCTCGACACATTGAATTGCCATCTGTTTAGTCATTAGCATTTCAATAAGTGGATAGCGCCTCTGCCACTTGCCAGTTGGGTATTTCGCTCTTCGTTTAGCCTCTTCAATGCTTATCCCCATCCAACTATCCACTCCTCTTGCTGTAAGATACTTCTCTCCATATCTTTCATTTAAAAATCTCTGAATAACTTCAGTTTTCCACTTTATAGAACAAAATGCTGGTTGCTTTCCAGCGCACATTCCTTTTGAATCCCTTCCCTCGTATTCTGTGAAATATCCAGGTAGAGGAACGTCTGGATCAGGCCCATCAATGTCGTAGGTAGCAAATCTACTTTTAGGAACAATCAGGTAATCAACACCCATATCTTCACAAATAGGAGCTATATATTTTTTCTGATATTCAAATACATTACTTGCCTCACGTTCTGTATCTGACATAACGATAATGTCAGGCTTTGGAAGAACGCCAGCATGTACTAAGCAGATTATTGCGTTACTTTGAGTCCCACCACCGGAAGAAATAACATTTAGTCTTTCTGGATTATGCTTGAATTCTCTTCTTGGTATGAATTTACTTGTAAATCCTGGCATGTTATCTCCTTGTCTTTACAATTTGATAATCCTGACCTGTTTGTTTTGCGTATTGCTCAGCCTGTTCTTTTGTTTTGAAAGAGTTTCCGCAAACCCATCTACCGCAACTTCTGTATTGAATTTGGTAGCTCATATCTCACCCCTCATACAGTGGTTTGCTGCCTAATTTAATTTTCTGGCGACCAACACAAGTCACACCCATTTCACTCCGTGGCTTGCGGTAGTAAATACGGTTCTGTTTACGCTCGACTTCTTCTACCTTCTTGCAGCGAAGGCTTCCGAGTGATGCTGCTTTATCTGCCCTGACGCAACCAGAGAACTTTAGCGCAATCTTTCGTGCCAATCGCTGTTCTTGCATTGCCTGTTCACGTTGAGCCTGTCTGCGTTCTCTGCGGCGATTTCTGGCGTTATCGTCAGCCAGATATGTAATGACTACTGTCATGTTGACCTCCGATGATTGACTTTAGCGGTGACGTGACGGGGGGGGAGGTTAACTCCCTGATGCTGTCGCGCGGCTGCACTTCACATCACCCCAAAGCCAACTACTCTTTGGTTCCCGCATTTCGGCGGGACAATCCCATCAATGTTAAAGAGCCTGCCAATCTGTTCCGTTTGGCTACCAGCGTCCTGCTGATGACTTAAATTTAAGATTTCTTTAATTGATGGTCAAGAGTGTTTTTGAAGAAAACTTAAATTTTATTGCGAAGTTTAAGTTTTGCTTTGATTTTTAAAGGAAAGAAAAAAGGGGCGAATGCCCCTTATGGAAGGTTTGCTATTTTTGCATCGACAACTACACCGATGATTTTGCAGTTCCCGTTGATCTCAATCATCGGATATTGTGGGTTAAGTGGTTTTAGAAACCTTCTGCCAGCATCAATAACTAACTTCTTGAAAGTTGCCTCGTTTTCTCCTTCGAGCTTTGCCACTACCAGCTTCCCATTACGAGGTTCTACTTCAGGATCGACTAGTATTATCATCCCTTCCGGGATGCTAAGACCGGCTGGAGCCGTCATCGAATCACCCTTTACGTCCAGCCAAAACGAATCTTCTGAACAATCTACGGTTGTATCGTACCAGTTATCTATTGCACGCTTATGATATGGCTCTACAGCTTCCATCCAACATCCTGCGCTTACCCAACTAATTAGAGGATACGAACCTCTTGGATCATGCCTGCTGTGATAGGCAATGTTTGAAAGACTATCTTCTCCTTTCAACAAGTAATCAGGGGAGCACTGCAAAGCCTTGGCTAAGGCCAATAGGTTTTCGCCATTGGGCTCAGTTTCAGAACGCTCCCATTGGGAAATAGCAACATTAGACACGCCAACCATCTTGCCAAGGGCAGCCTGCCTAATTTTGAGTTCTTTTCTGCGAGCGCGAATACGCTCACCCATCAGTTGTGTATTCATAGTTAAGACATCTTAAATAAACTTGACTTAAGATTCCTTTGATAGATAATTTAAGTGTTCTTTAATTTCGGAGCGAGTCTATGTACAAGAAAGATGTTATCGACCACTTCGGAACCCAGCGTGCGGTAGCTAAAGCGTTAGGCATTAGCGATGCAGCAGTCTCTCAGTGGAAGGAAGTCATCCCAGAGAAAGACGCCTATCGACTGGAAGTCGTTACAGCTGGCGCCCTGAAGTATCAAGAAAGTGCTTATCGCAAAGCGGCATAAGCAAATTGCTCTTTAACAGTTATGGTCCTCATCCCCGCCGAAATGCGGGAATACAACGCGCATCAGTTGGTGCGTATAACTTCTTATTTGTTAAGGAAATACTTACATATGCAACTTACAAGTACTCGCAAGAAAGCGAATGCAATCACAAGCAACATCCTGAATCGAATTGCTGTACGCGGTCAGCGAAAGGTTGCTGATGCATTAGGGATTAATGAATCGCAAATTTCGCGATGGAAAGACAGCTTTATCCCAAAGATGGCCATGCTTCTGGCTGTGCTGGAGTGGGGTGTTGAAGACGAGGAATTAGCAGAGCTAGCAAAGAAAGTAGCCATGGTGCTGACAAAAGAAAAGCCTCAAGACTGCTGCAACAGTTTTGAGGCCTGATGTAGAAAGACTGGATCAATCCACAGGAGTAATTATGACAAAACGTCGTAAGAAATACCAGGAAAAAGAAGAGATTCGACACCCTGATTCACCTGAGGGATTAGTGGTAGCCGCAGCAAATAACAGGGCGTTCGCAGAGCGCCTTGTTGGTGTTTACAGACTAGCCAAAGCAGGAGTGAAACATGGGCGTCGTTAAGTTAGCTGATTACAGGCCTCAACTGGAGGTCGTGGAGCATCGCGTGGCAGATACCGAAGATGGTTTCATGCGCGTTGCTAACGAGATTACCGACAGTCTGCTGATGGCTGATTTAACCGTCCGGCAGTTGAAGGTGATGATCGCTATCATGCGCAAGACATACGGATTCAATAAGCCGATGGATCGACTCACAAACACGCAGATAGCAGCCATGACAGGTATTCATCACACTCATGTTTGCGCTGCCAAGCGCCAGCTTATTGAGCGTAAATTCCTCATTGCTGATGGCGTGAAAATCGGAGTGAACAAGGTGGTTTCGCAGTGGATTAGCCAGGACAGCTTAACATTAGCTAAAACAGCTAATAAAACATTAGCCAAGTCGGCTAATGGGTATAAGCCAAGTCAGCTAAACACAAAAGACAATATACAAAAGACAATAAATACAAATACCCCCTTACCCCTAACGGGGGTGGCGATGGGCAGGTTAAACCTGAACGTCGCAAGGCAGAACGCATCGACTACGAATCCTTCCTGAACGCCTACAACACCGAAGTCGGTGACAGACTGCCACACGCTGTTGCGGTCAACGAGAAACGCAAACGCCGCCTGAAGAAAATCATCCCGCAACTGAAAACGCCAAACGTGGACGGTTTCAGAGCGTATGTCAGGGCGTTTGTACATCAGGCCAAGCCGTTTTACTTCGGAGACAACGACACGGGCTGGACGGCTGATTTTGATTACCTGCTGAGAGAAGATTCGTTAACGGGAGTTCGGGAAGGGAAGTTTGCAGACAGGGGGATTGCATGAGACAGGATATCGAAGCGAGCGTTATCGGTGGCCTGCTGATTGGTGGATTAACACCAACCGCCAGTGACGTTCTGGCAACGCTGGAGCCGGAAGCGTTTTCAATTCCGCTCTACCGGAAAGCCTTCGAGGTTATCCGCAAGCAGGCGCGAAACAGAAACCTAATCGACGCGCTGATGGTTGCCGAGGCGTGCGGAGAGGAGCATTTCACGTCAATCCTGATGACCAGCAAAAACTGCCCGAGTGCCGCAAACCTGAAGGGATATGCCGGAATGGTCGCGGATAACTATCACCGCCGCCTGGTGCTGGAAATCATGGATGAAATGCGTGAACCAATTCAGAGCGGAACCATCGACGCATCGAGTCAGGCGATGGATGAACTTGTAAAGCGTCTTTCAGCCATCAGAAAGCCCCGTGACGAGGTTAAACCGGTACGGTTAGGGGAAATCATCACTGACTACACTGACACGCTTGACAGGCGTCTGAGGAGCGGAGAAGAGTCAGATACCCTGAAGACCGGAATCGAAGAACTTGACGCCATCACCGGAGGGATGAACGCAGAAGACCTGGTGATTATCGCCGCTCGTCCTGGTATGGGTAAAACCGAACTGGCGCTGAAGATTGCCGAAGGCGTTGCAAGCCGCGTTATTCCTGGTTCTGACGTCCGGCGCGGAGTATTGATTTTCTCGATGGAAATGAGCGCATTGCAGATTGCAGAGCGAAGCATTGCCAACGCCGGGAGGATGTCGGTTAGCGTGCTACGAAATCCTGCATCGATGGATGACGAAGGCTGGACGCGTGTTGCTAACGGCATGAGTCAGCTTGCAGATTTGGATGTATGGGTAGTCGATGCCTCGCGGTTATCGGTCGAAGAAATTCGCTCAATCGCAGAACGGCACAAACAGGAAAATCCAAACCTGTCACTCATCATGGTGGATTATCTTGGCCTGATTGAGAAGCCGAAAGCAGACCGCAACGACCTCGCAATTGCTCACATCTCAGGAAGCCTTAAGGCGATGGCGAAAGACCTGAAAACGCCTGTTATCTCCCTAAGTCAGCTTTCACGCGATGTTGAGAAGCGACCAAACAAACGCCCGACAAACGCAGATTTGCGTGATTCAGGAAGCATTGAACAGGACGCAGACTCAATCATCATGCTCTATCGGGAAGCGGTATATGACGAGAACAGTAGCGCCGCACCATTTGCTGAAATCATTGTGACGAAAAACCGTTTTGGCTCACTTGGTACGGTTTACCAGCGGTTCTGCAACGGACACTTTGTTGCATGTGACCAGGATGAAGCCAGACAGATTTGCACAGCATCAAATGCGCCTGCTGCGCGTGGCAGACGATATGCACAAGGGGCGGACGTATGACCATCTACATCACTGAGCTAATAACAGGGGCTATTTACACAGTAGCCCTTTTTTATTGGATTAAGAGCGAGGGGTAAGTACCGATGGTAAATGCATTTATTTGTAGTTTATTTCTTGTCGCGATTTTTCATGGATTCCTTCTGATGATGAGTTTTGTTCTCTGGAATAATGGATATCGCATATTGGGAGTAGGTTTTGTTTTACGGTTTTCAGTTGTCTGCGCGTTGCTACCGATAATTATGGCGACTATCAAATATTATTGGTGACACAAAAAATCATCGATGGAGAGTGATATGGACGAATCAAGAAAGCAGTTTGAAGAAAGTTGGTTGCGACGTGGAGGCGAATCTTCAGACCTTATCCGTTACCCTGAAAATCACCATGAAATTGGCAGCGGTAATATTGGTGGTCAATACGTGATGGACGATGTTCAAGGCCACTGGCAAACGTGGCAGGCATCGCGAGCAGCTATTGAACTGGATATCGACTGGCCCGAATCGAATGACGACTTTTGGAAAGATGGTGAAGAAGGTGCTTATGCGATGGGTTATGAGGATGGGCGTGACAAAACGGTAATAGCAGTAATGAAAGCTATCAGAGCCGCTGGAATTAAAGAGAAGAATTTTCGATGAAGCAAACAATCTTCCTCCGAACTAAGCAACAACAGCAAGCTGCAATAAATGCCATCCTCGCAACACCACTCGATAAAGACAAGCCAGTCACCATCCGCATTACTGACTACAAGCGCAACCTTGACCAGAACGCAAAATTTCACGCGATGGTCGCAGATATCGCTAGGCAAGTTCAGTGGCGCGATAAATGGTTAAAACCAGAACAATGGAAGGTTTTGTTGATAAGCGGTCATGCAGTGGCAACGAAACAGGAAGCTGATGTTTTACCCGGGCTTGAAGGCGAATACGTCAACATTCGCGAAAGCAGCGCGCAGATGAGTGTGAAGCGTATGGCAAGTCTGATTGAGTACACGACAGCATGGGCTATTGGTCAGGGTGTCAGATTTACCGACAGGAGGTATGAATGAGGCGACAGCGACGAAGTTTCACCGATATCATCTGCGAAAACTGCAAATACCTTCCAACGAAACGCTCCAGAAATAAACGCAAGCCAATCCCCAAAGAATCTGACGTAAAAACCTTCAATTACACGGCTCACCTGTGGGATATCCGGTGGCTAAGACATCGTGCGAGGAAAACAAGGTGATTGACCCAAATCGAAGTTACGAACAAGAAAGCGTCGAGCAGGCTTTAACGTGCGCTAACTGCGGTCAGAAGCTGCATGTGCTGGAAGTTCACGTGTGTGAGCACTGCTGCGCAGAACTGATGAGCGAACCGAATAGCTCAATGTATGAGGAAGAAGACGATGGTGATTAGCCGATACGGACAAATAACGTTTAAACATTTTCAAGACAATCCAACATGGGCTGCTGCGGCTGGATATGACTTTAATTATTTTGATTGTCTGTCAGTCGCATGTATAGCAACTACCAATGTTGCTAACAATATAATCGATGAATTCTTAGATTTTCCAGACTATCAGGTCAGAGAGTTGCCTGCATTTTTTGTGAAAGTATCTGTTGCTACAGCTCTGTTATTTATTTTGTTATTCGCATATCCATTGCTTGCCGTATTTGTTTATGTGAGATGCAAACACTCACAAAAGGAATACAGCGGAGAGCATACCGAAATTACCAGCCAAAATATGCGTGTGTGGTTGAGGAGATGCCAAGAGAAATGGGGAAGACGTCATGGCTAACCTACGCAAAGAAGCGCGTGGCAGAGAATGCCAGGTACGTATTTACGGTGTATGCAATGGCAATCCTGAAACTACAGTTCTGGCACATTACCGGATGGCTGGAATTTGCGGAACGGGAATGAAGCCTGACGACCTGATCGGCGCATGGGCTTGTAGCGCGTGTCACGATGAAATCGACCGACGTACCCATAATATCGACAACAAAGACGCCAGACTTTACCACCTCGAAGGCGTGATCAGGACGCAGGCGATACTACTGAAGGAGGGGAAGATTAAGTCATGAACGAATATCAGTTTGTGCTTCCATACCCGCCGTCGGTGAATACCTACTGGCGAAGACGGGGAAGACAATACTACATCAGCGATAAAGGCCAGAAATACCGAAAAGACGTTCAGCAAATCATCCGCCAACTCAAGTTAGACATTTTCACCAAATCACGACTCCGTATCAAAGTCATCGCAGACGTTCCAGACTCCCGCCGCCGCGACCTCGACAACATCCTGAAAGGTTTACTCGACTCCCTTATCCACGCCGGATTTGCGGAAGACGACGAGCAATTCGATGACATTCGCGTAATTCGTGGTGTGAAAGTACCAGGCGGAAGGCTTGGAATAAAAATCACCGAACTGGAGAACGCATGAACGCCACAATTCAAACGATACCAGAGCTTCTTATCCAGACACGAGGTAATCAGACCGAAGTGGCGAGGATGCTTTCCTGCGCAAGAGGAACAGTGCTCAAGTACAACCGAGACAGCAAAGGCGAGCGTCACGTAATAGTTAACGGCGTCCTAATGGTCAAACAGGGCAAGAGGGGAAGACGATGAGACTCGAAAGCGTAGCTAAATTTCATTCGCCAAAAAGCCCGATGATGAGCGACTCACCACGGGCCACGGCTTCTGACTCTCTTTCCGGTACTGATGTGATGGCTGCTATGGGGATGGCGCAATCACAAGCCGGATTCGGAATGGCTGCATTCTGTGGTAAGCATGAACTCAGCCAGAACGACAAACAAAAGGCTATCAACTATCTGATGCAATTTGCACACAAGGTATCGGGGAAATACCGTGGCGTTGCAAAGCTTGAAGGAAATACTAAGGCAAAGGTACTGCAAGTGCTCGCAACATTCGCTTATGCGGATTATTGCCGTAGTGCCGCGACGCCGGGCGCAAGATGCAGAGATTGCCACGGTACAGGCCGTGCGGTTGATATAGCAAAAACAGAGCAATGGGGGAGAGTTGTTGAGAAAGAGTGCGGAAGATGCAAAGGTGTCGGCTATTCAAGGATGCCAGCAAGCGCCGCATATCGCGCTGTAACGATGCTAATCCCAAACCTTACTCAACCCACCTGGTCACGCACTGTTAAGCCGCTGTATGACGCTCTGGTGGTGCAATGCCACAAAGAAGAGTCAATCGCAGACAACATTTTGAATGCGGTCACACGTTAGCAGCATGATTGCCACGGATGGCAACATATTAACGGCATGATATTGACTTTTTGAATAAAGTTGGGTAAATTTGACCCAACGATGGGTTAATTCGCTCGTTGTGGTAGTGAGATAAAAAGAGGCGGCGCTTACTACCGATTCCGCCTAGTTGGTCACTTCGACGTATCGTCTGGAACTCCAACCATCGCAGGCTGAGAGGTCTGCAAATGCAATCCCGAAACAGTTCGCAGGTAATAGTTAGAGCCTGCATAACGGTTTCGGGATTTTTTATATCTGTGTAACAGGTAAGAGCATTCTCCCTTATGGGGCTTGGCTTAAATGCATTGAGTGCTCTTTCCGTTGTGCTGAATTAAGCGAATACCGGAAGCAGAACCGGATCACCAAATGCGTACAGGCGTCATCGCCGCCCAGCAACAGCACAACCCAAACTGAGCCGTAGCCACTGGCTGTCCTGAATTCATCAGTGATAGTTACGCTGCGGCCTTCTTTTTTCCCCTTCCCAATATAAGAACTACGCAATCCGTTACTGGCGGAGGCGTTGCTATGAAATCAATGGACAAAATCTCAACTGGCATTGCCTACGGAACATCTGCTGGTAGTGCGGGATACTGGTTTTTGCAGTGGTTGGATCAGGTCAGTCCGTCACAGTGGGCTGCGATTGGAGTGCTTGGAAGCCTTGTGTTGGGTTTTCTCACTTATCTGACAAATCTGTATTTCAAAATCAGAGAAGACAGACGTAAGGCTGCGAGAAGTGAATAATGTCGCCATCATTACGCAAGGCTGTTGCAGCTGCTATTGGTAGTGGGGCTGTTGCTATAGCATCAGTGTTGATCACTGGCCCAAGTGGTAACGATGGTCTAGAGGGTGTCAGTTACATACCATACAAAGATATTGTTGGTGTATGGACTGTATGTCACGGACACACCGGAAAAGACATCATGCTCGGTAAAACGTATACCGAAGTAGAATGCAAAGCCCTCCTGAATAAAGACCTCGCTACCGTCGCCAGACAAATTAATCCGTACATCAAAGTCGATATACCGGAAACAACGCGCGGCGCTCTTTACTCGTTCGTCTATAACGTGGGCGCAGGCAATTTCAGAACATCGACTCTTCTTCGCAAAATAAACCAGGGCGATATCAAAGGCGCATGTGACCAGCTACGTCGCTGGACATACGCTGGCGGTAAGCAATGGAAAGGGCTGATGACCCGTCGTGATATTGAGCGTGAAGTCTGTTTGTGGGGGCAGCAATGAGCAGAATAACCGCGATTATCTCCGCTCTGATTATCTGCATCATCGTCTGCCTGTCATGGGCTGTTAATCATTACCGTGATAACGCCATCGCCTACAAAGACCAGCGCGATAAAGCCACGTACATCATCGCTGACATGCAGAAGCGTCAACGTGATGTAGCAGAACTTGACGCCAGATACACAAAGGAGCTTGCTGATGCTAACGCGACTATCGAAAGTCTCCGTGCTGATGTTTCTGCTGGTCGTAAGCGCCTGCAAGTCGCCGCAACCTGTGCAAAGTCAACGACCGGAGCCAGCAGCATGGGCGATGGAGAAAGCCCAAGACTTACAGCAGATGCTGAACTCAATTATTACCGTCTCCGAAGTGGAATCGACAGGATAACCGCGCAGGTTAACTACCTGCAGGAGTACATCAGGACGCAATGCCTGAAATAATTTTTTTTGCAAATCACAAAGTCAATTTAATGAGCCTCGCGATGCGGGGCTTTTTTATGTCCGCAGTAAACGCGCTTCACACGCGCGACTTATGAACACAGAACCTTTCAGGATGACCCTTGAGGATGCCGGTTTGGTGATCGGTGCCTTTCTGTGGGCCGGAATCCTGTGTGACAAGGTTCATCACTAAAAGGTAATCACTGATGAAGTACCCAACAGTTATTGTCAATGGTGTGTCCGTTCGTGTTGATGAGGATGGACGCTACAACTTAAACGATCTCCATGCAGCAGCAGTTGCAAATGGAGAGGCTACAGAGCAACAGCGCCCAAGCCAGTTTTTGCGTAGCGCGCAGATAAAACGCTTCATAAAAGCACTGGAGGCCAAAGTGCAAAAAAGCACTTTGGAACAAATTCAATCACTTAAAATAATCAAAGGTGGTGCGGAACCAGGTGTGTGGGGTGTTGAACTTCTGGCAATCAGATATGCAGCATGGATTAAGCCGGAATTTGAAATCGAAGTTTATGAAGTTTTCAAAACGGTTGTCCGCCTCGGCGTTGGCGCAATGTCCCGTCTGAATAGAATCGATCACATCATCAATACTGAAACCAAAGCGATAAGCCAGTGCGCAAGCCAAATGGCGAAGTGGGGCGTTGGTGGGCGAAAAAGATTGCTTCATGTTGCACGTGAGAGAGCGGCAAATGAAGTGCAAATGTATTTGCCCGGAATGGTGTGATTCTGCTGGTTAATCCGGGCAGCCCTTCAGTGAGGGCTGCAATAATGCTTTATTCGTATGAAGACGAAGGGTAATCTGTAGGCTCTGATTATCTAATGGAGGGTTTATGATGGACAATTATTTTAAATCTGGCGATAACCGAGTATCTGATTCTGAGCACCAGCGTTTAGTGGCTACCAAAGCAGCTCTTGAAATTATCAAGGCCGCCGTATCTGCCCCTACCGATGCGAAAAACGTGTCTTATGATTTGGAGGAGGCAATAAAATACCTTCCGCGGTTGACTGATGCTATTCAGGAAACGATTGGTAAATAGCATTTCGTTTTAGTTTTATTATTTCACCTTAAATATGAGTAAGATTAAGACAAAGCTACCTACGAGTAGCTTTTTTAATGGCTATAGCATTAGGAACATAATCATGTAAAAACCGGACAAAGAAGCCATCGGACGGCGTCTTGTAAAACAGTAATCAAGATATGCAATACTGAAACGCCGCCTGGTATTCTCTGAGATAAAGAAGAATTAATTAAGTATTAGTCATTGAATGTTTTATGTGCTCGAATAATGTGAGAGCATCATCAGATAATTCACGCCGAGAGATCCAGTCATGCTCATTCAATTGCCATGCAAGGCCTAAAGCTTGATTCAATCCTGGATATGCAATTGGTGAGTCATCAGAGTTACTACTTGCGGCTTCCATTTTGGCTAATGGAATTCTTAAACGATTGATCTTACGTTTATAGATCTGTATCTCATTTCGCACATGATTCAATGGAGATCCATCATTTTTTGCAAATTGATCTAATGTTCTTACTAGTTCATACATTCCTAAAACCCAGAGATAGGAAGAAGTGATATGATCACTTAAGTCGTGCATTGGGTTTTTTAGATATCCAGTCTTGATGAGTTCAGCATCATCATTAACTAGGCGAGAATCTAGTACACCTAGATGTTGAAGTGTTATTGTCGACCATTGATTGTGGGCCGTAATTGCATGGGAACAGTCAACCCACCTCTTGTTTCTGTCTGCATCAAATAATCCAGCAATGTAAGCTCTAAGCCTACCATTGTGGGGCTTCTTTAATTCCTCAGACAAATTATCCATTTGATCTCCTAGGGTACTATATGGCACTCACCGACAAACAAGAGATGTTCTGTCGCGAGTACCTCATCGATTTAAACGCCACACAGGCGGCTATTCGTGCGGGGTACAGCGCAAAGACAGCTAACCGTACCGCATCCGAAAACCTGTCAAAACCTGACATCAAGTTAAGAATCGCCGAACTGAAAGCGCAACGCAATGATCTTGTTGGTATTAATGCAGAATATGTACTTAATCGCCTTCTTGAAATCGACCAGATGGATGTGCTCGACATTCTCCTGCAAAACGGTGAGTTAAAGCCCATTAAAGACTGGCCTAAGGTATGGCGCACAACGCTATCAGGAATGGATGTTGTGGAGATGGTATCCGCAGATAGTGCCGCACTTCTGAAGAAAATCAAATGGCCTGATAAGGTTAAAAACCTCGAACTTCTTGGTAAGCATGTTTCTGTTCAGGCATTTAAAGAACAATCTTCTCACGAGCTAACCGGCAAAGACGGCGGCGCAATCCAGATTGAAACATCACCGATGAGCACTCTATTCGGAAAATGACCTCGATTAATTCTATCTTTGAACCGTTCATTGAGGCGCATCGCTACAAAGTCGCCAAAGGCGGTCGAGGTAGCGGTAAGTCATGGGCAATTGCGAGGCTGCTTGTTGAAGCGGCGCGTCGGCAGCCTGTGCGCATACTCTGCGCTCGTGAACTGCAAAACAGTATCAGCGATTCGGTAATCCGGCTGCTTGAAGATACCATTGAGCGTGAAGGGTATTCGGCTGAGTTTGAAATTCAGCGTTCAATGATCCGTCATCTCGGAACGAATGCTGAATTCATGTTCTACGGCATCAAAAACAACCCGACGAAGATTAAATCGCTCGAAGGTATTGATATCTGCTGGGTGGAGGAAGCGGAAGCGGTAACGAAGGAATCATGGGATATTCTGATACCAACCATCCGCAAGCCGTTTTCCGAAATATGGGTGAGCTTCAACCCTAAGAACATCCTCGACGATACCTATCAGCGATTCGTTGTAAATCCTCCCGATGATATTTGTCTGCTGACGGTGAACTACACCGACAACCCGCACTTTCCTGAAGTTCTCCGTCTGGAGATGGAAGAGTGCAAACGCAGAAATCCGACACTGTATCGCCACATCTGGCTAGGTGAGCCGGTAAGCGCAAGTGATATGGCAATCATCAAACGTGAATGGCTTGAAGCCGCAACCGATGCGCACAAGAAACTTGGATGGAAAGCGAAAGGCGCTGTTGTCTCTGCGCATGACCCATCAGATACAGGGCCAGATGCTAAAGGTTATGCATCGCGTCACGGTTCGGTAGTTAAGCGCATTGCCGAAGGTCTGCTGATGGACATCAACGAGGGTGCTGACTGGGCTACTTCGCTGGCGATTGAAGACGGCGCTGACCATTACCTGTGGGATGGTGATGGTGTTGGTGCCGGGCTACGCAGACAGACAACGGAAGCGTTCTCCGGCAAGAAAATCACCGCCACGATGTTCAAAGGCAGCGAATCGCCATTCGATGAAGATGCACCGTATCAAGCCGGAGCATGGGCTGATGAAGTCGTACAGGGTGACAACGTTCGCACTATTGGCGATGTGTTCCGCAATAAGCGAGCGCAATTCTATTACGCGCTGGCTGACAGGCTGTATCTGACATATCGGGCGGTTGTCTACGGTGAGTATGCAGACCCCGACGACATGCTGAGTTTCGACAAAGAAGCGATAGGCGAGAAGATGCTGGAGAAGCTGTTTGCAGAACTGACGCAGATTCAGCGCAAATTCAATAACAACGGGAAGCTGGAGCTTATGACTAAGGTCGAAATGAAGCAGAAGCTCGGGATCCCATCTCCTAACCTGGCTGATGCGTTGATGATGTGTATGCATTGCCCGGAGTCGGCTGCGCAACCCGACTATTCCAGTTACTCAATTCCTTGTGGTGTAGGTTGATATGGCAGAAAAAAAGATGACTGACTGGCATCGCAAGGTGCTGTGCAACTTTGATAATGCCTGGTCAGCAACGCAGGATATGCGTGAGCAGATTATTGAGGCTCAACGTTTCATCAGGGTGTCCGGCGCACAGTGGGAAGGCAGCACAAACGCTGGTTACTCATTTGATGAAGGCAGGTTTGAGCATTATCCGCGTTTTGAACTGAATAAGATTGCCCGTGAATGTGATCGCATCATTGGCGAGTATCGACAGAATCGCATCAGCGTTAAATTCAGACCGAAGGACGATAAGGCATCGGAAGCGTTAGCCGAAAAGATGAACGGAAAATTCCGCGCTGACTATCAGGAAACATCCGGTGGCGAAGCGTGTGATAACGCATTTGATGATGCCGTAACGGGCGGATTCGGTTGTTTCCGCATGTGTGCCGATTACGAAGATGAAATGGATCCGAGTAATGAGCAGCGCCGTATAAGCCTTCTCCCGGTTTACGACCCAGCGACATGCGTTTTCTTCGATCAGGACAGCAAGCAATATGACCGCTCTGATGCTATGTGGGCTATGGAAATGTTCTCCATGACGCCTAAAGCGTTCGAGGCTGAATACCCTGATTCCATCGCTGCAAGTCTTTCTCGTGATGACACTGGCACTCAGTATGACTGGTCAACGCCTGATGCCATCTATGTTGGACGCTACTACGAAGTTCGCATAGAGAAGGTGAAGCTCACAGCATTGCGTAACCCTATTAGCGGAGAAACGGCAATCTATGATGAAGAGCAAATCAAAGATGTTGTCGACGAGCTAACCGATGGCGCATTCGAACTGATTGGTGAGCGAACGGTGAAGAAACGCCGCGTTTATTGCGGCCTTCTGTCTGGCGCTGAATGGCTGGAAGAACCGAAGCGTATTCCGGGCGAACATATTCCTCTCATCCCGGTATATGGGCGTCGTTCATTTGTTGATAATCAGGAGCGAATCGAAGGCCACGCAGCAAAAGCGATGGATGCACAGCGTCTTGAGAACCTGATGGTTTCCATGATTGCAGATAACGCCACTCAGGCTGGCGGTGATGGTATTCCTGTAGTTGATGTTGACATGATTCCTGGTCCTCTCGCCACTCATTGGGCGGAGCGCAACAAAAAGCGCCCGGCGTTCCTGCCGATGGTCAGTCTGAAAAACAAAAACGGAGATATTACTGCGCAGGCTCAGGTCAGCAGTTATACACCTCCAACACAAATGCCTCCTGCTCTTGCCGGGCTATTACAGTACACCGGAACGGCTATTCAGCAAATTACAGGTGCGTCGCAGCTTGAGAACATGCCGAGCAACGTCGCTACCGATACCGTTGATAGCATCTTTAACAGGATGGACACGCAGTCATATATCTACATGGACAACATGGCTAAATCCATGCGTCGCGCTGGCGTTGTGTGGCTTTCTATGGCGCGTGAGGTCTATGGCAGCGATACGCCAATGCGCATCGTTAATGAGGACGGCAGCGATGACGTGGCGCTGATGACTGGTGAAGTGGTTGACCGTCAGACAGGGCAGGTTATCGCGCTTAACGACCTTTCGCAGGGTAACTATGAAGTGACTGTCGATGTTGGTCAGTCGTTCGCTACTCGCCGTGATGCAACGGTTAAGTCGTTACTTTCCATGCTGGCACTTATCCCGCCCGGAACGCCGAAACACGACCTTGTGTCGTCTCTTATTCTCGACAATATGGACGGCGAAGGGATGGAAGACCTGAAAGAATACAACCGCAATCAGTTGCTTCTGTCTGGCGTTATCAAGCCGAGAACGCCTGAAGAACAGCAGATGGTTGAACAGGCGAAACAACAACAGGCCAGTCATCCGGATCCGGCTATGGTTGCAGCGCAAGGTCAGCTTCTTGCTGGTCAGGCTGAATTGCAGAAAGCGCAGAACGAACAGGCAGCCATTCAGGTTAAAGCATTCCAGGCACAGACTGATGCTCAGGTTGCTGCGGCAAATGTTGTGAAAATCCTCGCATCTGCCGATAGCCAGCAGAAATCTGATATCCGCGAGGCTCTGAAACTGCTCGGACAGTTCCAGCAACAGCAAGGAGACAATGCCCGTGCTGATGCAGAGCTTGTCCTGAAAAGTCAGGCACAGGGCCATGCGCAGCGCATGGACATAAGCAGCATCCTGCAAAAATCAACCCAGCAACAACCACAGCAGTAATTAACCCATAACGTGCAATGGCTGTCTTTATGAGGCCTGGCACCCTATTGCCTTCCGATGGGCTGAACATCGAGTAAACAGGGGTAACAAATGGACCAGATGGCAGAAAACACACCAGAAGTTGAAATCGAAACCGACGCGTCAGAGCAGATTCCTGATGATGTCGAACTGGCTGAAGAAGTCAAAACAGAAGATGGCAGTGAGTCCTCCGGCAATGATGCAGAGGAAGCTACTGAAACTGATGACGACGAATCAGAACAGGAATTCTACTTTGGTGACGAAAAGCTGGATTCGCCAACCAGCGAAGATAGCGCAGAGCATGGACTGGTAAAACACCTGCGCAAGACGATTAAAGAGAAAGACCGCGAGCTGAAAGAGCTGATGCGTCAGTCTCAGAAACCCGTCGAGCAGCAGCCGGTAATCACTCAACCACCGCGAATGCCAAAACTGGATGATGAGGACATCGGGTTCGATGAAGAAATCTACCAGCAACGCATGGCTAAGTGGGCAGAGGATAACGGCAAGTACCAGCAACAGGAGATGGCTCGCAAGCAGAAGGAGCAGGAGCTTCAGGCTGCCTATCAAGAGCGATTATCCAAATATCAGCAACGTGTTAAGGCTCTCAAAGTTCCTGGCTATCAGGAAGCTGAGCAGGCCGTACTCGAGGAAATCCCCATCGAGACACAAAACGCGATCCTGTTTGAGTCAGAGAAGCCGGAAATCGTTGTTCTGGCACTCGGTCGCAACGCTGAACTGCGCAAGCAACTGGCAGAAGCTACCAACCCCGTAGCAATTGGTCGTCTGCTGGAACGTATCGAATCGAAGGCCAGAATCATGCCAAAAGCAAAAACCACGGCAGCCACAACCCCGACAGTTAAGGGAAGCAACGGCGCAGTAATCAACAACCTCGACAAATTGAAAGCCAAGGCGCTGGAAACTGGTGACTGGACGCCGTATTTCGCCGCTAAAAAGGCAAAAAAATAACCTATCGGAGCATTAAGCATGGCTAACCAATTAGCAAAAGACCTTGAAATCATGTTCGAAAACTACGTTGAAGGCTTTGAGGCCGCCTGCGTAGTTTCCCGTAACGCTAAAAAATTCCGTCCCGGTGATACCGCAATGCAGCGAGCAGGTGATGTTCTGTATCGTCCGCAGCATTACCACATGAACATTGAAGAAGGCCTCGATCTCAGCGGCAAAACGCCTACAGCACTGGTTCAGCGCCTTGTTCCTTCTGTGTTCAAGGAGCCGAAAAACATTCTGTACACTCTGGATGCGCATGAAATGCGTGACCCGGAACATAAAACTGAAGCTGGTCGAGCCGCAGGTATGCGCCTTGCTGCACAGATTGACTCTGACCTGATTTCCATGGTCACGCAGCGTGCTACTAACGTGATCACGATGGCTGACTCAACCACAGGTTCACAGGGCCGTGATTTGTGGAACTGTGCGGCAGGTATTGATGCCACCATGACGGCGATTGGTGTACCTCAGGGTATCAACCGTCGCTCTTTCTGGAACCCCTTCAACTACAAAGACCTTGCTGGCGAGCTTGGTCACCGTGCCTATGCTCAGGGCGCAACCCTGACAGCATACGAAAAAGCGCAGATCCCTCCGGTTGCGTCCTTCGATAGCTACAAGACCGATATTTCTGGTCGTGTTCCGAAGGGTACAGCAACTTCCATTACGCTGGCAGCAGCACCTGCGCACAAAGTTGAAGCGAAAGATGCTAACGATATGCCAGTTGATAACCGACAGGGGACCATTACGGTATCTGCTGAAGGTTTGCAGGTTGGCGATGCGTTTACCATTGCAGGGGTGAATTCTGTACACCAGATCACCAAAGATACCACCGGGCAGCCGCAGGTATTCCGCGTTCTGGCAGTAAGCGGAACGACAGTAACTATCTCCCCGAAAATTCTGCCGCCTGACAACGCGGATGTCGCCAGCCGACCATATGCAAACGTTGATGCTAACGCGGCAAATAGCGCAGCAATCACCATTCTCAACAAGAATGCTGCACCGGCTAACCTGTTCTGGGCTGATGGTTCTGTTGAGCTGATGTACGGCAAACTGGCGTTCCCGACTGGTCAGGGTCCACAGGTAATGACAGCAACCACAGAGCAGGGCGCTACGCTGATCATGTCTTACGCCTTCGACCACATCAAAGGCGTAACCACTGCGCGTTTCACCACTCTGTACGGTTGCTCTGTACTGGTTCCTGAATATACGGGCATCGTTATTGCCGGGCAGTAATTTTGGTGGGGCTTCGGCCCCATTTTTATTGGGAGAAGACAATGGCACGAACAATGCTCTATAAGCCTGGCAACATGATCACCTGTGGTCAGTTTGCTGTCGATTACATCATTGTTGATGACGAAGAAGTTAAATCTCACCTGAAAAAAGGTTGGGTAAAAACTCCTGAAGAAACCGCAACGAAGCAAAAAGTGGCTAAGGCGGAAGAAGATGGCGAAAACGAAGGGTGATCTCGTTCTAAAGGCTTTACGAAAAGCCGGGCTGTATTCCAATGCCACGTTGACAGATGCTGACCCTCAGGCAATTGAAGATGCCATTAATGACCTCGAAGACATGATGGCAGCATGGCAGGCTAAAGGTATCGAGCTTGGATATCAGTTTGCTGATACAGAAAACGGCATCATGCCGTTACCTGACGATGATTCAGGTATCCCTGCATGGGCAAATGATGGCGTCGCTTTGAAACTCGCTGTGCAAGTGTGCATGGATAACGTCATTCAGCCGTCAGACGCTCTCCTTACCGCTGCTGACAGTGCATATCAGACAATCTGCATCGCTTTAACCAAAATACCACCACTTGAGCGGCGAAATGACATGCCTCGCGGTAGTGGTAACAAAAGCGCGTTTACGTGGAATCGGTTTTACATCGAGAAAGATGATCCGAGTACGTGAGGTGAATAAATGCCGATTCAGCAACTTCCGTTCATGAAAGGTGTCGGCAAAGACTTTCGAAACGCCGACTATATCGACTATCTGCCAGTGAATATGCTGGCTACACCCAAAGAAATCCTGAACAGCAGCGGATATCTTCGCTCATTCCCGGGCATTGCCAAACGTTCTGATGTGAACGGTGTATCTCGCGGCGTCGAGTACAACATGGCGCAGAATGCTGTTTATCGCGTTTGCGGTGGCAAGTTGTATAAGGGCGAAAGCGAGGTCGGTGATGTTGCCGGAAGTGGTCGCGTATCAATGGCGCACGGTAGGACATCACAGGCAGTAGGCGTTAATGGTCAACTGGTCGAGTATCGTTATGATGGCACGGTTAAAACCGTCTCAAACTGGCCTACAGACAGCGGATTCATGCAGTATGAGTTAGGTTCGGTCCGTGACATTACGCGTTTACGTGGGCGTTATGCGTGGTCAAAAGACGGTACTGATTCATGGTTTATCACTGACCTTGAAGACGAATCGCACCCTGACCGCTACAGCGCACAATATCGTGCAGAGTCTCAGCCTGACGGCATCATCGGCATCGGAACATGGCGAGACTTCATCGTCTGCTTTGGTTCATCGACGATTGAATATTTCTCCCTGACTGGCGCAACAACTGTTGGTGCTGCTTTGTATGTCGCACAGCCATCACTGATGGTGCAGAAAGGCATTGCCGGGACTTACTGCAAAACGCCATTCGCTGATTCTTATGCGTTCATCAGCAATCCGGCAACAGGTGCGCCGTCTGTATACATCATCGGCTCCGGTCAGGTGTCACCAATCGCCAGTGCGAGCATTGAGAAAATCCTCCGCTCCTACACTGCTGATGAACTGGCTGATGGCGTGATGGAATCGCTGCGATTTGATGCGCATGAGTTGCTGATTATCCACCTTCCGCACCATGTTCTTGTTTACGACGCATCTTCAAGCGCCAATGGTCCGCAATGGTGTGTACTGAAAACAGGCCTGTATGACGATGTGTACCGCGCTATCGACTTCATTTACGAAGGCAATCAGATAACGTGCGGCGATAAGCTGGAATCCGTGACCGGGAAATTGCAGTTCGATATCAGCAGCCAGTACGACAAGCAGCAGAGACACCTGCTGTTTACTCCGTTGTTCAAAGCGGATAACGCCAGAGTTTTCGACCTTGAAGTTGAATCGTCAACTGGAGTTGCGCAGTATGCTGACCGCCTTTTTCTCTCTGCAACCACTGACGGCATCAATTACGGGCGTGAGCAGATGATTGAGCAGAATGAACCGTTCGTTTACGACAAACGCGTTTTGTGGAAGCGTGTCGGGCGAATAAGGAAAAATGTCGGCTTCAAATTGCGCGTTATCACTAAGTCACCTGTCACTCTCTCAGGCTGCCAGATAAGGATTGAGTAATGGTTGATTCATCACTGAATGATCCTGTCGTGGTTCAGGCTACGCGCCTTGATGCTTCAATTTTGCCACGCAATATATTCAGCCAGTCTTACCTGCTGTATGTCATAAATCAGGGAGCTGATGTCGGCGCAATTGCCGGGAAGGCAAATCAGGCTGGTCAGGGCGCTTACGATGCCCAGGTAAAAAACGATGAACAGGATGTCGAACTGGCTGATCACGACGCAAGAATCACCGCAAACACAAAAGCGATAAATCTCCTTGAAGTCAGGTTAACAACCGCCGAAGGGAAGATAGTCGTACTGCGTAGCGATGTTGATTACTTGCTGGATGAGGTTATCGATATTCAGGGGCATCTGGTCACTGTTGACCAAAGACTGGATGACGTAGAAAACGATGTCTCTGGCATTAAGAGTGATTACGTATCGAAAACCGTAACAGAATCGCAGTCTCTTGCGTCACCGCTGGATGTAAAAACATCATATTCAGTTGATGGAATTCAGGTTGTTGGAGCAAGAAATACCGGATGGACTGCAGCCACAGGTACACCTCTTCTTAGCTCATTCAACGCTAACCAGTCATACACAGTCGGCACTACGTACACACAATCCGAAGTCGCAGCCCTCGCTACAGGTTTGCAGCAGGCGCGGCAGCGTATTCTGGCGCTTGAAACGGCACTTAGATTACATGGGCTGATTGACTGATGATTACATTCAAACCAACGCGAAACATCGACCTGATAGAAGCCGTAGGAAATCACCCTGACATTATCGCCGGGAGCAACAACGGTGATGGATACGACTACAAACCTGAATGCCGTTACTTTGAGGTGAACGTGCACGGGCAGTTCGGCGGAATTGTTTACTATCAGGAGATTCAGCCGCTGACCTTTGATTGCCACGCCATGTACCTGCCAGAGATTCGCGGATTCAGCAAGGAAATCGGGCTGGCGTTCTGGCGATACATTCTGACAAACACCACCGTTCAGTGTGTCACATCGTTCGCTGCACGCAAATTCCGCCACGGGCAGATGTACTGCGCAATGATTGGCCTTAATCGTGTAGGAACCATCAAGAAATACTTCAAAGGCGTGGATGACGTGACGTTTTACAGCGCCACACGCGAAGAACTAATCGACTTCCTGAATCACGGGAGATAGCCATGTTATATGCATTTAAGCTGGGCAGAAAACTGCGCGGCGAGGAACCTTATTACCCTGAAAAAGGCGGGAAAGGTGGCAGTTCTGATAAAAGCGCAAAGTATGCAGCAGAAGCTCAGAAGTATGCCGCAGACCTGCAAAATCAGCAGTGGCAGACGATCATGCAAAACCTTGCTCCGTTCACGCCGCTTGCGGAGCAGTATGTTAACCAGCTTCAGAATCTTTCCAGTTTAGAAGGGCAGGGGCAGGCACTTAATCAGTATTACAACTCTCAGCAGTATAAAGACCTTGCAGGTCAGGCGCGTTACCAGAGTCTTGCTGCTGCGGAGGCGACGGGGGGGCTTGGCTCGACAGCCACAAGCAATCAACTGGCCACGATTGCCCCGACTCTCGGTCAGTCGTGGTTGTCAAACCAGATGAGCAACTACAACAATCTGGCAAACATTGGCCTTGGTGCGCTGCAAGGTCAAGCGAACGCCGGGCAGACATACGCCAACAACATGAGCAGCATTGCGCAGCAAAGCGCAGCACTTGCCGCTGCTAACGCCAATAAACCATCAGGCCTTCAGACAGCAATTAGCGGCGGAGCTTCAGGAGCTATGACTGGCGCTGCTCTTGGCTCTATTGTCCCCGGACTTGGTACTGGATTAGGAGCGGCAATTGGTGGCGGGCTTGGCCTGCTTGGCTCGTTGTTTTAAGGGGTAATCATGGCTACTTGGCAAGGATCAAATGGCGGATTGTTGGCTGGTATCGGTGGTGTCAACTCAAACGCTCCGAGCGTAAATGACATCGGCAATACGCTTCAGCTTATCAGGCAGAACAATGATATTGAGCGTTCAGGCGCCAATAATCTTGGGTTGACTGCTTTGCAAGGTCTTTCAGGTATTGCGGGTGTTTTTCAGCAGGAAAAGCAGGCTCAGCGGCAGAAAGAATTTCAGCAGGCATACGCTAATGCTTATGCGTCTGGTGATCGCGGTGCTTTGCGTCAGTTGGCTACTCAATATCCAGACCAGATTGAATCTGTTCGTAAAGGCATGGGATTCATTGATGAAGACCAGCGCAATTCTATCGGCACCTTAGCGGCTGGCGCACGCCTTGCATCATCGTCTCCAGAAGCAATGCAATCATGGCTGCAAAACAACGCCAAGGAACTGGCGCGCGTCGGTGTTGATCCTAACAACGTTGCTCAGATGTATCAGCAGAATCCCTCAGGATTTGGTGAGTTTGTTGATCACCTTGGAATGGCCGCGCTTGGTCCGATTGATTACTTCAATGTTCAGGACAAGATGGCTGGTCGTGAGATTGATCGCGGAAAACTTGCAGAGACAATCCGCAGCAATCAGGCTGGTGAAGCACTTCAGGCGAGAGGGCAAAACCTTTCCTATCAGTCAGCAATGACTGGGCACAATATCGCAGCACAACGCTTGGCTCTGGATCAGCAAGAGTTCGGGTTTAAGATGCAGCAAGCGCAGGAAAAGGCTCAGCAGTTGATTAGCGAAGCACCTAAGCTGTCAGTAAACATGGAAAAAGGCATCGAGACGGCTGTAAACAATGCCACAGCATCATCAAACTCAGCCAATTCTATGAGTGCGCTTGCTCAACAGTTCAGAGCAGAAAAACCAACGACAGGTTTGTTCGGTAACGCACAGAACATGTTCGCAAAACTTACCGGAAGCGATACGACATTGCGTGATTTGCGCATCCGACAAAATGCCCTTGTTAACAGTCAGGTTCTTAAATTCCTACCTCCCGGCCCCGCAACGGATAAAGACGTTGAGATCGTTCGGCAGGGTGCGCCAACTGACATGGATAATCCTGAGACGGTCGCAAGATGGCTTGATGCGATGGCAAACCTTGAGCGACGAAACGCGCAGTTTAATGAGTTTAAAGCCGAGTGGATGAGCGCGAATGGCAACCCTGGACAATCGCGTAATGGCGGTCAGATATTGGGGTTGGATGTTAAAAAAGGTGAATCATTGGGGAGTGCTGTTAAGAGGTATATGTCAATGAATACTGACGCAGCGCCAGCACAAGATTCGACTCCTTCAGGAGAATCACGGAATCAGGTTGGAGCATATACCTCAAAATCAGGCATTCAATTTACGGTGGAATGATGAAAGTAACTGCAAACGGTAAGACATTTACCTTCCCTGATGGTACGAGCACGGAAGATATTGGCACCGCCATTGATGAGTATTTTGCTGGTCAGGCTGTTCAGCAAAAAACTGTCCGCCAGGATAGCAATGAACCAGTACGTGAAGAACCATCATTGATGCAACAAGCTGGCGATTGGCTCACTGGTGGTCAAAGTGCAGGGCAAATTGCAGAACAGGCTGGTCGCGGTCTGGTAAACATACCATTCGACGTATTACAGGGCGGCGCAAGTCTGATTAATGCAATCAGCCAGGGGCTTGGTGGCCCCAAGGTTTTGGATGATGTTTATCGTCCAGTAGACAGACCGACAGACCACTACGCTCAAGCTGGAGAAACAATTGGCGGGTATTTAGTTCCAGGAGTTGGAACGGCAGGAAGCATGGCTATTGGATCACTGGCAGAGGCCGCAAATCAGAAAGGCGATTTCGCACAAAATGCAGCTAAAAATGCCGGAGTTAACCTCGCCGCTCAGGGTGTTCTTTCCGCAGCAGCAAAGGGAATAGGACGTGGAATAACGGCTATAAAAGGCGATATTGCGCCAGAAGTAGCGAAAAAAATTGCCACATCAGAATCGATGGGCGTGACACCTATGACATCTGATGTAATCCCGCCGAAAAATGCTTTCACTCGTGGCCTTACTCAGGATGCCGAGGGGGCTTTGCTCGGGACAGGATCAAAGCGAGCGGAGCAATATGCAACGCGTAGTAAGCTGGTAAGTAATTACTTTGACCGTTTTGGTGAGTACAACCCTGATGATGTGGTGAAATCTCTGACCTCCACGTTAAGGGGGCGGAAGGATGCCGCTGGCGCTGTTATCAATGACGTCACCAATAAAATGGGTAATGCCGCAGTTGATACCACAAATACCATGAATGCTCTGAATACAGCGATCGCAAGACAGGAACGGCTTGGGACGTCTGCCAATCAAAGCCTGCTTACATCCTTGCGTAACCTACGTGAAGAATTAGCAAACCCTGCAACTGATTTGGATGTTACGTTTGATCTCTTGCGTCAGCACAGAACGGCATTTAGATCTAATGTTCAGGGAGATGCTATGGTCTTCCCCAACCAGGCAAAAGCAGCTACCAATATGGTAGAGAATGCAATGTCAAAAGACCTTCGTAACGCAGTTGCTAAAAAACTCGGTGCATCAGACGCAGCAAAATACCTTAAAGCAAATTCCGATTATGCAAACGTTTATAATAAGGTACTTAATAAAAACATTGCTAACAAGCTCAACAAGGCAAGCAGTGAAGCCAGTCCTGAACTTATAAATACCGTTGTATTAAGCAGAAAACCATCTGACGTGAAACGAATCTGGAGCGCATTGGATAATAAAGGGAAAGATGCTATGCGTGCAGCTTACGTCAGCAAAATAGCGGAAAAGGCCGGTGACTCTCCAGCCAAGTTCATCACTGAAGTTAATAAGCTGAAATCTCAGTCAGGCGGTGAAATTTACAACACTATTTTTTCTAGAAAGCACATGAAAGAGCTTGATGCTCTTCATGAAGTTCTACAGCAAACAGCAAGGTCAGACACCGCAAATGTAGTAACTCAGACTGGGCAATCGCAAGCCAACAGGATAAGGACGATTGGCGCAACTGCGACTCTTGGCGTATCAATGGGGATTGAGGCTGGTTTCGGTGCAATGATGCGCTTGTATGAGTCCAAAGCAGCAAGAAATGCTCTCTTACGTCTGGCAAACACCAAAGCAGGAACACCAGCCTATGAAAGAGCGCTAAATAATGCTGCAAATGCGATACGCCCTATACTTTCAAGCCAAATTACAGCAGAACAGCAATAAAAGATAAGATATAACTATCTGATATTACTGCTACTGTTGCATGTTACCGTGTTTCCAAATCCTGAATTGCAGTTTGTATATGTGTCAACGCGTGTTGGGTAAGGTTGAGTTATAACAGGCTGGCGCGCTTTTTGCTCGATCGCTTGCATTGTGTTTACAGCCTGATAATTCAATAAAGCCTGCTGGAATGCTTGGCTTTGTGCTATTTGTTGTGCTTGTTCTTGGCTTTGTAATTGAACATAAAGATTCTGAAGCTCAAGTCTTGCCTGTGCGTCACTTATCTTGCCTTCATCGACACCTTGCCCGAGCATCTTCGCAGCAAGGACATACAGCTTAGGGGTTGGTGCTGATGCCATGCGTGAGTCGTTCTTCACACTGGCATCAAGGCAATTCGCCATGTCGCTAAGTCTTGGATAACGTTGCTCGCAACTTGCCTGATAGTCGCTAACCTTTGCACACCCTGCCAGCAGAAGCGGGATAATTAACAGTGATTTTTTCATATGATTAACTCTCCTTATCTTTGCCATCATGGCACTGTTGGGTGTAAATGAGTTATTAACTCAACTGACAATATCTTCACGGAAATACTTTTTATTATTAAGATCTTTCTGATTCTAACAAAACGGAAAGTAATATGAAGAGGATTATCGGCGTCGTTGCTGGCGCTATATTGTTATCTGGGTGTGCAACTATTGTTGGTGACGAAACGCAGCTTGTGCAAGTGAACAGCAATCCTTCCGGTGCGAGCTTTAAAGTAAAAGACGAATCAGGCGTGATTGTTGCGCAAGGCAAGACCCCGCAAGGAGTAACTCTTGCCAAGTCAGATGGTAGTTATTTTGGCAAAAAGAGCTATCAGATCACTATGGAAAAGGATGGGTACGAGCCAGTAACCTTGCCAATCAAAGCCAATGCTAATGGTTGGTATATTGGTGGAAACCTTGTGTTTGGTGGGTTAATTGGTTGGCTTGCTGTAGATCCATTTAATGGTGGGATGTATACCTTGAAGCCAAAAGAGGCAAATGCATCCCTTATACCGTCCACAAAGCAAGACTAATAAATAGGACCCACCTTCAGGTGGGTTTTTTGTACAAATCCTTCAGCGTATCAAACACCATCTTCTTAACAAGTTCGGACTGCTCATCAGCGATGCGTTCTGCATCGTCTCGATAGCCTGAAATTTTGGATGGCTTTGATACAGCATCAGTAACTATCTGAACTAATTCTGAATTAAGAGAGCGGCCATTGGATTTGGCTCGCTGTTTTAGTTTTTCCTTTAATTCGTAAGGTAGCCGCAGATTAAATTGCGGGTCATCTCTTCCCATTCTTGATGCCTCGCTTTTGTGAGTGGATCGGCATCTTATTATCTGCTGGTTGCATCCTCAATAAGACCACTGTGGTCTCTTTATTTGATTAATAATGCATCACTGCGGCAATGCTGCGGCGATTCCTTGTATCTGGAGCAAATTAAATGACAGACATTACAGCCAATGTTGTAGTGAGTATGCCTTCGCAACTCTTCACTATGGCGCGTTCTTTTAAAGCGGTTGCCAATGGCAAAATTTATATCGGTAAAATTGACACTGACCCTGTAAATCCTGAAAACCAGATTCAGGTTTATGTAGAGAACGAAGATGGCTCTCATGCTCCTGTTTCGCAACCAATCATCATTAACGCTGCTGGATATCCGGTATATAACGGACAGATTGCCAAGTTCGTAACTGTGCAAGGCCATTCTATGGCTGTTTATGATGCGTATGGTGCACAGCAGTTCTATTTTCCTAATGTGCTGAAGTATGACCCGGATCAGTTTAAACAAAAAGTATTATCAAATGATATGCTAAATATGTCTCCTCTTTATTTTGGAGCTAAGGGGGATGGGATTAGCGATGATACTGAAGCATTTGTCGCGTTGGAAATGGATATAAAAAATAGGGTTATTGATTTAAGTGGAAGAGCATTTTTTGTTACTAAAAGTTTTATTAAAAATAGCTATATAAATGGTTCTTTTATTCGTGATAGCAGTAAACGAATTGCGATTGGTGATCTTAAAGTAAGAGATAAAAGAGAGCCATTGATATTTTCCGGAATGCCAAAAGTATATAACACCAGACACACGTTGCGCAGAACTGAAGGTGCGGGTGGTTTATATGCGGTCATTCAGGGGTGTTGTTATGATGAAATTAACGACAAGATTTTTACTTTATCATCTACCACAGCATACGGTTATTGCATTAATGCCTTTGACGTGACGAATTCTGGTGAACTAGGAAGATACGACAGAACTCGTTCTACTGAACTTGGGCATCAGGGGCTTGGATTGCATCATAATCCTGATGGTACTGTCGTGCTGTGGACATCGAAGCCTTATGGAACTGATGCCGCCAATCAATGTATTTCGATGGAAAATATATTGAGTTACACAGGGACAACTAACGGAGTATCTGAAGGTTTTATCACCTGGAAGTTGTTCCCCTATGATGGAATGAGCGCAAGCTCTACTCCAACTGTATCAAGTTGTGAAAACTATCTCCTTGCCAAGAAAATTTCATCGGATGGAATTACCTGCACGGTTCGTGTTTTCGACATAGTCAGCATGTGGAATAACAGAGCTCATAAAACTGATTATAGTGATGATTATTTAGTTGAGTTTAGCTATCAAAAACCATCACAAGAAGCATTTACCCAATCAATTGCTTGCGATGGGGCATACATTTACATACTTGAGTCACATATGTATGTTGGCATGACTAATTATATTTACGTATTTGACTTAACAGGCAGGTTTATTGAGCGAGTAGATATTTCAACTGTTGGTGATGATGAAGCAAAATCTGATAGTACAGGAACTCCTGTTTATAAAGAGCCTGAGTCCCTAACAGTAATTAGAACGGAGAGTGGGTATGTTTTAACGCTGGGGATATGCACATATAAAGGAGTTGCTGAGAACGGGAAAAATGTATATCTGTTTGATATAGGCAGGTCTGGTTCGGTAGTGCAAAGCAAAGCAAGCCGTTCTGTATCCAGTAATACTGGTCTTCATAGTTCTGGCTCCCCGGAGTTCAAATATGGAGTAAGGGAGTACAATGATACTTTTCACTGGACAGTTTGGCCAACAAGAAAGGGTATTCAAACTAACCGGGATAACCCTATATTGTTCCTTGATGGCGGAATTACTGGTGGAATGCAGTTAGCTTCAAATGGTACGGAAGGGATGAGCAACTCATGGGTTTCTCGGCATCAGTCAGATACCGCAGAAGGACCAAGAGCAATAATGTATAAATCTCGTTCTGGTGTTGTATCAACTGATAATTTTGGAGCCCTGCAGACAGGGGATGTATTGGGTACTCATGTATGGGCCGGTGATACGGGTAGTAAGGCTGTGCAATGCGCAAGCATTAAATGCGTCACAAGAGGCAATCCTTCCGGAGAAAATATCCCAGTTGCTTTTTACTTTGGAACTATGGGAGAGAGTGACGGCTTGCGTGACAGATGGGTATTAACAGAATTAGGTCATTTTCGACCATCAGGTTCAAATCTCTATGATATTGGTACACAGTCGAATACTGTCAGAAATCTGTACATCAATAATAGTCCAATTGTAACCAGCGACAGAAATTACAAGCAGGATGAAACTTCATTATCTGATGCAGAACTGCGGGTTGGAATGGCTATTTACCCGCTGATAAAAAAATTCAGAATGAAGGATGCTGTAAAAGAAAAAGGCTTATTAGCGCGTGAGCATATCGGTGTAATTGCGCAAGATATACAATCCATCTTTGCATCGGCAGGGCTTGATGCATTTTCTTATGGGGTTCTTTGTTATGAAGAGTGGAATGACGAGTTCGAGAAAGTCTATGCAACAAGAAATGTGACCAGGAAAATTTTGGTTGATGAAGAGTCTGGTCAATATGATGAAATCATAGAGGAAGAAGAGTATGAAACGGGTGAGGTAAGGCTACTTGTAGAATCAGGAAGGAAATTATCAGTGCGCTATGACGAGTTAATGTTTCTGGCAATGAGCGCACTATATCATCGCCATGAACAGGATATTGCCAATATCACATCAAAGATTAATGATCTGGAAAGATTATTAAAATTAACACTAAATGGTTGA